CCAAGCCCACCCAAAGGGATTTTATGGCGGTCGTGATGTGGGGGTCAGTCACACCACCGCAGTAGGTTGCGAGCCCACAACTACCTATAACCCGGGTAGCGGGGCACCGGAATTTACCGGGCTGTTTGGAAGGCTTGCAAGGAACTTCTCCACACGATTAAGTCGGCATATGCGTGTCAGTTGCCAGACTGACAGTGGCACTGAAGCGTCTCCCTTCGCACTGGTTGGAAGTGCTACTCCGCACCCCCAGACCCCTTCGAGACAAATGTCAGAAGGCCCGGGAAAGGGGATACGGCACAACTCAACTGTTTACCACAGGGACTCAACTCCTTACCGGCATGGGCGCCCCCATGCCGGTGTCTAACTTCATGTGAATAATCTCCAGAAATACATGTGTTGAGGCAAGGGCCTCTAATAGCAGCAATGAAGCCTAGGGTGGTACTCCATTCTGCCAATCGGAAATGTATATGTAGCTGCTGGTCACACTAGAGAAACCAGACGCATCATACACAAGGGTCTGCCCAGCCGTAGCGTCGACAGTAAAGGTGCGTGTCATGAGCGTCCCACCACTATTCACACAGACATCTTGGCTATTGATAGTAGCCGTAGACGAAGATGTGTCAAGAGAAGTGGTGAGCCCAGTTCCTGACAACCGGATATGGACAAAGAAAGTCCCAGCTGCTGCAAACGTAACTGTGTTTGTAGCAAGTGTGACATCAGTGCCGAAACCGGTATATGGGCTGGGACTAGACCCAAACAGGTCCGTCTTGGTGGAGCTAAGATTCCGCAAGTAAAGATACAAAACGGAAGAAGATCCAGGATTGCTGATGAGCTGTGGTGTCTGGAAGGTGATGTCATACTCAACGTACAACTCACCAATCGTGGACGTGTCTGCCTCACCATCAGTAGCAATGAACAACTGTCCGACATCATATGTTTTGATGTCGAGGTTGCTGGCAAGGGTATCGTTGCGCACGAACCTCTTCTTGAACTTTTGCAAGTCATCAGGGGCACAGTGCACTTCAAACTCAGCCCATGGGGCAGACCGCACCGCTCCCTTGTAGGCCATCATCTGGGCCTTGGCCGAGGGGGCGGCATCTGCAGCATCAAAATCAACTGCTCCCATCACAGTACCATTAGTAGCAGTGCTCTTCATGGTACTGAATCGGAACTTGAGGTCATGCACCGTGTATGACTCATACAAGATGGCAAGGCCTGAAAGCCATGGGAAAACAGAAGACAGACCCGGGTTAATCTTGTAACCCACAGCGGAAAAGGTGGTCGAACCAGGGATATCGCCAATGTATTCACAATGGCGAACTCGAATGGATGACCCACTATTCCGCATGTTTGGTTTTTGCGTCCGAGTGACGCGAGTCCGGGCGACAGGAGCCGACCGGTAACCGCTGGCAGCGGCTTTAGATTGCTGTTTGGACAACATCAGGGACCCCTACTGTCCAAGGTAGGGACTGTTCATCCTAGGAAAACCAAACTGGGTGCGCCGTGCAGTCTCTCGGCATTTTGTTTAGCACGAAAATTTTACACCCACTTCTGTGCAAGTGGGCAACGTTTTGGGCAATTATTTCCTAGAACCCCTTGGACTTGCATGCACATGCACCGATTGTGGTCGGTTTTATAGAGCGTCCAACTCTAGCAAGTTAATCTACTGGGTTCCCCCAATTGTGGGGGACCCCACCGTGGCGTACAAGAATCATATGCTTCCTCGAGGGCAGTTTGCTCGTCAGGGGACCAACCGAATGCACGATAAAAGGATAATCGTGTCTTATCAGCAGGCTCCTCTCGGACAAATGACATGTTGCGAGCAAGCATGTCAAACCCAGTGATTTCGGTTTTAACGAGTTCTTGGCCTCTCTTGTTCTTGTGTCTCTGCACGTTCCGTCCAACGTATGCATAGAAGGCACCAAGAACAGGAATACATCCTGCGAGGGCTGTGCCACCATCAGAGATGGACTTCCTAAGAAGATCCCATCCCTGTCGTGTCTGCACCTCCATCCACTTGTATGTGATGAGATCCTTGTCAATACACACGCGAGGGTCGCGAACCATTGTGTACCCGTACGGAGTCCATACTGCATGACACTGGCAAAATTCAATTGCCTCAAGCTCATAGCATGGATCCTCAACGGTCATCTCAAATCCAAATTCCAAAAAGAACCCATCAAGTCCTTGCTGGAATGCCACCAAGTGATGTTCCTCGAAGATGACAACACAATCATCCCCATTATTGGCAAGAGCGTAGTCGTCAACTCCCAAACCGAGCGAACGCATGTACTCCCATACAAGCGCGCACATGATCAGGCAGTTGCCCAAAGCCGTGTTCATGTCCCCGGACATCCGAGAACCATTGACCTCATAGCGAATAGTACCATCGCCACAACGAACAAACCCCTTATTATCAAGCTGCCATCGAAGCAACTTGGCAAATTCGGGGTCCCCCATGATTGTGGTATACACTGAATGCTCCCATTCAAGTGCATCACGGGACACGTGTTGGTCAAACCGACTGGCATCAATGCCCACGGCAACAGGTTTGGCAAACCGACTCCACTTTTGTGCGAGGAGAGCGCCTTGTTGCTGCGCATTCATCCCCTTAAACACGGTGGGTTCATGAAACACCTTCATTATACCCTTGTAGATAACTCCTTCCAATGGCTTTAAAAAGACTCCGACAGCAGTGTTGTACACTGGACCCCGAGGTTGGATAATTCGGGGAGTGGGATCTGGCTTCGATGTCAAGTTGAGTTTTTCAGCTTTGACAAACGAACTCAGAAAAGCATCACTCCTGCGAACCCCTCTTGTGAGGAGGGTCTTCATTGCATTGCTGTAGAGGGTGTACTTGCGGCCTGTGTAACTATCAACAAATCGCTGATATGTCCACCGGGCGGTCGAGGGTACCTCACTCACCAATAATGTTTTGAATTCACGCAGTTTACCGAATGCCCCAGGTAACGGCTTAGGGCAACGAGCAAACCCAAGAATCTTATCCTTGACAAGGAAAACACGCTCAAGAATTGCTCGGAAAGCCGTTTCAACACTGCTGTCATGCACCCCAAACGTAACGCCTAAGCCAGCCTCGCTTAGGTGGACGGACCGTCTGGGGCGGATGTTGCCGCCTGTATTCTCTATCTCAACCCAATCCTTTCCAGACCAATAAAACCCTTGGAACTGGCTATGCGTCTGGCCATCGCATCGCCTAAGGGTCGTTACTGACTGGAAAGCAGAAGTGAACACCAGGCCCCTTCAGGCATCCGGAAATCCCTCAAACTCCTCCAATTTCTCGGAGAAGAATTGAGATTTCCGAAGCCTATGGGCCAGTGTCTCTGTCTCACTCGGAAGAAAGACAAGTTCAACTGCAATAGGGAGGGTCTTGAAGAGGTGGTACTGCACATCCGACTTGCGCATGCTCTGACCACGGAGCTGCGACGTTGTTTGCAATGTCGGATTAATGTAGTTGGTATCAAACCATTTGTTCAGGAAATCCTGTATAACCATTGCATTTGCCTTAGTGCGCTTGGGGCAACCAAATCTAAGTTTGGCCGCACGCACCGCTTGTGCAACAACAGAGTGTTTCCCAAACCTGACACTGTGCACCAGGTTGTACCACTTTTCCGCTTTACGCTCAACACTATCGTTGCGCGTTGGAGTCATCAGGGCAACTGCCAGGCAAACCACCACAATGATTAGCCCGACAGCCACCCCGACGCACCCAGCTTCTAGATATGGGTTGGCCAGAATGATGGGAAGCGTACCACCATTCACCCAATTGTTCTCAATCAACG